TTATTTTTCTAACTTAATTTTTTGCACTTCATCAAACAGTTTATTTAAAATTGTATGAGTATATACATCATCAGTAATATCTTTGGATTTATGACCTACGATTCTTTTTCTTGAAAAATCATCCATATTATATAATTTAGCAAGAGTATTAAATGTATGACGAGTATCGTATGGAGTATGTGTGAAGTTTAATTGTTCCATTAAGTTATTAAAAATATTTTTTCTGAATTCAATATACTGATTGTTACTGTCATTCATAAACAGATACATATTGTTTTCATTAATTAATTCCAATATGAAGGGTTTTATCAAATCATGAATAGGAATGTTCCTATTTCTTCCAGCTTCAGTTTTACTACCAGTATTTATGTATGAAATTATCTTTTCATTTCCGTCATCATTACATTTTACATCTATATAAATATTTTCCCTTGTTAATTTAAATAATTCGATAGGACGTGTTCCGGTGAAAATGTAGATTAATACAATTTTAGATTCTCTAGTATTGTGTTTGAATAGTTTTCTTATTTCTTCAATAGTAAATGGATGGTGTTTACTATCCGTTTTGTTATCTGTTTTGATTTTAAGATAGCTTGAAAAATCTTCATTAGGTTTAACGTATTTACGTATTACTGCATATTCAAAAATCTGTTTACATATTACTTTCATATGAGCTAAGGTACCGCTTTTTCTTCCTCGTTCTTTTAATTCATCAAGAACGAATTGCATATCATCAAATTCTATATCACATATAGGTAGTTCATGAATAGAATCAAAGTTATTAAACCAGCTACGCTTTTGACCTCTAGATTTCAGTTTAGAAAATTCTTCTTCGTCTAAAATATCATAGATTTCCTTGAATGTTGGAATTGATTTAGAAATAGATATTGTAGTTTTTGGTTTGACAGTATTTATGGGATTGCTTTGGAAAATATATAATTCTAATTTATTTGAGATCTGTTTATAAATATCCCCGTAACGTTTTTCTGCTTCTTTTGCGCTTAGTTTATCATCATACCTGAGTTTAGCTATCTCAAGAGCTGTAAAAGCATCATCAGGATCACTAAAAGCATTTAGTGGTTTTTGCTCACCGTTAAAAGACACACAAGGAAGATAAGGACAGCTACGTCTGCCTGATAAGGTTTTGACAGTACCGTAGCCATTTGGTCTACGTTTTAATCTTACCATTTCATTTTACTCCTTTATTTGTTATAATAGGAGCATAATAAAAATATCTTTCGGTTGATAGCTTTTATTATGCTCAGAGGTATTGCAGTACCTCGTGAACCATCCCATTGCAGTGGGGTGGTTTTTTATGATGGTTATGGTTTCCATCTATGTCCGCAATTCATACAGACGTTGTATATTTTTTTACTTGTGACTGCACCAACAGCTCCAGCGAGCGGATTTATAGCTAACCCGACTAGACCACGCTTAACACTTAATTTCTTATTTGTGGTTGTTATCGAGGTACTTCCACATTTCGGACAACAAACAATACCATTTTTTTTGTTTTGTTTAATACGTTGCTTTTTTGATAATGGTTTTTCGGCTTTAGAGTTACTAACAGTATTATTTATTGTTGGAGAAGTATAAGAAACCGGCTCATAGGAATTTAGATCAAAAGAAGCTTTAATAGAAGTTGTCTCTTCGTCATCAACCATTGGAGCAAATGCGCTTTCTAGAATTTCCTTTGCATCATCAATATCTATGCCTGTTAATTCAACTAATTTTTTAGCACAACCATTTTTTAAAAATATACCATCACATGTATGTTTTGCTATAAGTTCATCAATATCAACTCCCATGAATAGATTAGATTTCTTTTCTTGCCCTATATTTATTGTAGTTACTTCCTTTTTTTCTTCTATACGCTCTCTTATTGTTTTTGTAAACCATTCTTTATGAGTAGAGGTGATTTTTCTTATATATCTAGAATTACTGAAAAAACCAATTTTTTTTCGCATTTTTTCATTAATGAACATATCCACGTCATATGTGGTGAAATTATTGTTTTCATCATTTAAATCAATGTGTTTATAAATTATATTTTCATTAATATTAAATGGTTTGTCATTTTTTTCTAATAAATCTTTTATTCTT